ACCTCGCGGGTGGTGTAGAGGATGTCCGGCAGGTCGAGGCACTCCTCCTTGGTGAAGCGGATCGCCGGCTGCAGGGTGTCGTACACGATCTGCTGGGCGTTCTGCTTGGGCACCCACTTGAACTGCGTGATCTTGACCATGACCTTGTCGCGCCACGAGCCGGCATAGCGAGGCACGGAGTCGGGACGCACGAGCTTGGCGATACCGTAGGCGTCCTCGGGCGACTGGGCAGCGGGCGTGCCGGTCATGGCCCATATCCATGTGTCAGGCTTCACCAGTGCGTTCATCGCTTTCCAACGATCCGTGGATACGTTCTTAACCCCTGTAGCCTCGTCTATGATGATCAGGTCGAACCCACCAGACGCCAACGCATCGGTGACTACCTTGACCCCGTCGAAGTTGATGATGACGAACTCGCACTTGCTGGTGATGACGTCGAGCCGCTGCTTGCGGCTGCCAGTGGCGATGCCTACGCTACGGTGCATGACCGTGCGAAACAGATCGGCACGCCATGCCGTGTCCATGATGGAGAGCGGGCAGACGATTAGTACCCTGCGTATCTTTTTATTAGTTAAAAGGTAGTCCGCAGCCCACGCTGCTGCTGAAGTCTTCCCCGTGCCTTGCTCATTCAGTACATAGCACCGTTTATTAGCCACAAGAAATGCCGCTGTTTTCCGCTGATGGTCGAACGGTGTGTAGACACCTGGCCACTGGTACTTGCCGATGATGGGATGCGGCGGGTCCTTGATACCGAGGTTCTTGAGTAGCCGCCACTCATCCAAACCCCAGTTAACCAGCATGCGAGCTTTGTCGCCGTTGGTCTCAAGAATCTGCGACTTAGGGATGAGCGCAGTGATTTGTTCGTGCTTCTTGGTCACGAACATGAGGGCACGGTCGTCAACGATTTGCATAGGAAGGATAGGAAAAAGGGCCCGGGGGCTTTCACCGCCGGGCTCAAAGATCAACACACACTACCAGACAGGGAGAATCTGGTAGCGCTATGTTACTTCATCCGCGCCGTTTTGGTACGTGCGAACGAGCGATTTTTCGATGCCGGCACAGCCCGCAGATTGCTCATCGTAGTCTTGCCGCCCTTGGCTAGCGGCTTCTTGTGGTCTACGTCCACGTTGCTCGGCAGGTCGCCGTTCTTGGCTTCGTAGTCGCGCCGTGCTTTGTTACGCTCGGCACGCTTCTTCTTCACTTCTGGGGTACCGTCGTATGCCTTGTATTCAAGGTCATACCGTCTCGGATTACGGGGCATTTTGCTAGCCTTTCGAGTTGTGCGGACATTCGCATGGGCAGAATTTGCAGAGGCCGCTTGGCCTAGCGCTCACCACGCCCTTCTCGATGACCTTCTCGATCATGCTGGCCTTGCCGCCCCACTTGGAGAGTATCTCAGGAAGCTGCTCCCGTGTGAACTCTGCCTTGACGATGTCTTGCGCCACGACGAAGATGAGCGCCCCCTTGACCTTGTTGACCTCGGGGAAGTGCTGCATCACCATCGCGGCCATGAGCTCTAGTTGGTCGGTATCAGCGAAGCGGCTGGACTTGCCCGTCTTGTAGTCCCCCACTCGTGCGACGCCAGTCTCCCGATTAACAGCAAGAAAGTCCGGAACTCCTCGGAACCAGACATCCTTGTCGAAAAAGCCGCACGGTGAGAAGTCGGGCCTGAGTCCGAGCTTGTGCTCGCAGTAGATGTCTCCCTCGATTCGGGCGAGTGGTTCCACATACTTTGCGTAGTGGCTAAAACTTTCTGGTAGTTCTTTTTTATCACGGATGTACTCCTCGAATGCAGAATGTACGAGGGTCCCATACTGCGTTGCTTCTGTCTCCTGCGACTTGTATTTCTTGAGGATTCGCACCTCATAATACTGCTTTGAGCAGTTATCAAATTGCTTGAGGCTGGAATAGCTGTGGCTTAGACGCATCGTACGGTTCCTTCGTTTTGGGTCCGTGATTTTAGCAGTCGCCGTAACTCTTGCCTACTCCCGACTCACAGGCGAGGGGGAGGCCCCTTGCCCACGCCGGGTTCCAGCTCATGCACTCTTCGAGATAGGCTTGAGCCTCTGCGGCCTCTGCCTCGGGGGCCACGATAGCTACGGCATCATGGACGGTCAGCACCACCCGGTACCGCTTGGACACCCGCAGCATCTGCTCGGCTACGATCTGGCGGGCGACTGACTGGCAAAGATTCTCGACCACCTTGCCGCCGTATATCCGCACGGGCAGTCCCTTGGAGTAGTACACCATCTCGGACTTGCCGCTCTCGTTGGTGATGTTGCGCAGGCCCGGGTACTGGATGTGCAGCCCGTTCGGCAGGGTGATCCCCTTGCCGGGCACGGCGGTGCAGATGCCCACGGCGTCGATCTCGAACGACTGCCCTTGTAGGAGGTATCGCAGCGCCATGCCGGCGCGGGACCAGAAGTCCACGATCTTGTCGGATGCCTGCCGATAGGTATCAATAATCCGCTTGGCCTCCTCGATAGTCACCACAACACCGGCTTGGTTCTTCAGGAATAGCTGGAGCTTCTGATGGCCGACGCCGTAGCCTGCACCGAGCACCACGGTTTTTCCAACCTGACGCTGGGTCTTGTCTACTTGGTCGATAGGCACGTTGTAGATCTTGGACGCCATGAGCTTGTATACGTCGCCCCTGTTGCGGAAGGTCTCGACCAACTCCGTCTGCCCGGCCAGCCACGCCAGTGTCCGCGCTTCGATCTGTGCCGAGTCGCAGTCGATGATGACGTGTCCTTCCGGTGCGAGGATGGCCTTCTTGATCTGGCCTGCGTTCGGGCCGCGCGACGGTAGGTTCTGCAGGTTGATCTTGTCCTGACCCGACCAGCGACCCGAGTGCGCCCCATAGTAGCGCAGCGGCACGGGGAACGCGCCTCGGCGGGCCATGTCGATGAACCGCTCCGTGCGGGTCTCCTCCAGCGTCGTCTTGTTGCCTAGTCGAGCGGCGACCAGCGTCTGCACGCGCTCGTCGGGGTGCTCCTCCAACTCCTTGAACGCCTCGTCGGTCTTAGCGAAGGCATAGGTCTCCCTGCCGGTGGTGGGGCTGACCTTGGTTGGTGGCTCGACCCCTAGGCTGCGCAGGGAGGCGGCGAACTTGTCGTTCGACATCAGCAGCTTCTTGATACCGTCGGTGCCTTCGGTGAAGACTGTATGCACGTAGTCCACGTCGGCGCCGGCCAGCATGTTGTCTCGCACTTGCTCCAACAGCGTTTGTTTGCGTGACCGTACCTCGACCAGATGCTGCTGCAGCATCCCCGGATCCAGCTCCAGCACGGGCTCGATGAACATGCGCAGGGTGAGGTCGATGAGCTTGAGCTCCTTCTTGGGGAAGCCCATGCCCATATAACGCTGGAACAGCGCGTAGGTAAGTTCTACGTCGTTTACGCAATACTCGCCATATCTCACTAGCTCTGCGGGGGTGAAGTCCGTGTACCGCTTGCCCATCGCGTTGACCACCTCGTCGCCCTTGACACCGACGCCGGCACGCTCGGCCTGAGCCTTGAGGCTGTGCGACTTCTCGTGCGGGAACAAGGCACGGGACATACCCATGATGTCCAGCCACGCGAGTGGTTGTACCTGAAAGTAGTGGCGTAGGATAAACCCGTCGAATGCCGTGTTCTGGCACACAATGATCGTGTCACTCCAATCCACTTGTCTGATGTATTGCTCAACGTCTGGCTGCTCCAACCAGAATGTCTTGTCGTCATCGAACTTGATCGCTACACCGATGGTCTCAAACCGAGGGTCACGACAGTACGCCTCGGTAGTCATTTTCGATAGCGAATACTCGCGGTCATATCGCGTCTCTAGGTCCAGTACGCATATCCTTGGCATCTTCCCCATCCTTCCATGGCAGTTGTGTTTTCTTGGCGTACGACTTGCGGTGTCGTAGCCGGTCCTTGAGCTTGAACTCTTCGTCCTTAGTCAAGGGTTTCTTGTGGGCGTTCAAAAAGTTTGTAATTGGATCGGGCTTGTCTGACATCGCAAAGGCATCCTTGAAGGTAGTCTAAGTTCGTCTCGTTGATGATGAGGGCGAGCCCGCCCGCCTCGTCGATCTGGCGCAGCGCCTTGAGCTGCAGGAGGGTAGGCTTGCCCTTGCCCGCTTTCAACTCCACCGCTAGGAAGCGCCCGTGCAGGACTCCGATGATGTCCGGGATACCCATGCGCCCCATGCCGTTAGACACCGGCATGAAGCTGAAGGCACCCGAGGCGTCGATGATCTTACGCGCTGCCTTCTTGACAGCGCCCTCGGGCGTGGTCGCCATTACTTCTCCACCCCCGTCTCAAGCCTGTCGGCGACCAGCTTGGCGTATCCTGCGATGTCGGCCCACGAGTCGTGGTAGTCCGGGTCACCGTTGATGATGCGGGCGATCTTGTGGCACATCATCTCCAACGACTCCATCTGGTCGGGGGCGACCTCGCAGTTGCGTCGGATCATGAACTCCCGGACGACGCCCTTGAGGCGCTGCGAGATCTCGGCCTGCCCCGTGAACGTGCCGTAGCGCCCTGCACGTTCCTGCAGGATGGTGTCGGTAGAGGTAGGGGTGGGCATCGCTTGCGCCTTCAAGGTGTTCACGATGTTCTGCTTGATCTGGCGGTCCATCTTTTTCCTAGAGTTTAAAGCGCAGTTGAATACGTGGACGCATCGTTCGCAGTCGTTCTCCGCAGCCTCTTGCGCCGTTGGGTTGCTGCCATAGCAGCTAGGCACCTTTTGTTCTTCAACCATCAGTACATCCCCTCTAGGTTAGGCTTGCGGTAGTGCTCGCCCTTGATGATCTTGCCGTTCTCGTCGCGCAGGAACTTGCCGTTCTCCATCTTGGAGAAATTGCTGCGATGGACCTCGCTCAGCGCCCGGGGGAAGGCCATGCCAGCGCAGTGCGCCACGCCCGCAGCGGTGACGACTTGGTCGCAGAGCTCCTTGAGGAAGTTCTCGGGGTCGTTGACGGTGGCGACGGTCTCGCCTGACTTGAGCTGGTCCGCGAACAGTTTCAGACATGCAGCCAGCACGGTCAACCCGCCCGGCAAGGGCTCGAAGCTCCCAACGTGAAAAGTGAGGTCGTCGATCATCTCGGCCACCTCCTCGAAGTGGCAGCCAAGCTGCACGTTGAAGTCTCGCGAGGTAGGCTGCGGTCGCGCGGCGGCGTGCCAGTCGCAGATGGATTGGATGGTGTTCATTTCAGACTCTCCGGTACAGCAGGTAACATCACGGAACGCTTTCCGCGAAGCTCTTTCATTGCTAGCTTAATGGCTTTCTCCATGTCTAGCACAGTGATTGTATCCATTTGCGCGTCGTGTAGCTCCATCAACAGGTTAAGTTGGTTGATCTCCGTGCCGGTTGGCAGGAACTTGAGCTTCTCGACTGCACGAAATATGATTGATAGAAGTGCGAACCTTCCCTCGACCGTCACGTCCGGGTACTCCTTGCCGTGCCCCAGACGCTGCAGAGCTTCGCAGATGTTGCTCATGGCTATCAGAGTGTCCATCTGTTTCTTCTTGGCGCGACCGGCCAGCAGGTCAGACATGGCTGAATGGTTGTGGATCTTCAGGTCCGTCAGGTAGGAGCCCGCCTTGGACAGCGGGGCCATGCCCTCCAGCACGTACTCCATCGGGTTGACAAAACGGGCGCGGGGCTTGTACTTGCGACGGGGTTTAGTTGACGTTGGCATTCTGTGTTGATCCTGTAAGTAGTCCGGCCCAGATTCCGATCTGGGTGCCTCGCTTGAGGCGTTGCTGTGTGGCGCGGTGGGCCGCATGCCTGCGGTTCCAGTCCATGTTGATCTCGGTGCGGGTCTTGGGCTTAGGTCGAGGGGCGTTCCTCTGCTTGTCACTGGTGCGCCAAGCCCACACGGCAGCCCTCGCGTTGCTGTCGCCCGGGTGCGTCCACTCCATGACGTAGATAGCCTTGGCAGTGCGTAGTCGGTCTAGCACCTTACCGATGACTGACCGGTTGGAGTCTACGTACTGCCGGATCTCAAACGCCGTGAGGGGGCCGTGCTCGTACACGGTCTTGGCTACCGCGTAGGCCACCCGACCCTTCTTGACCGTGGCGGGGAACTCGAATGTCACTTGGCACCTCGGGCTTCCTGCGCTGCGACGTAGGCCTCACCCGAGCCGGCGTGCCTGCAGCCGCTGCAGCGCAGGTCGGTGAGCGATCGGTCGTACCGGCACTCTTGGCTGAACCGGTTGGGCCACGACGTAACGGCGCCGGGGCCACTGCTACGCACGATGGGGTTGAACGGCAGTCTGTTGTGGCAGCCGTATGGGTCGTCTGCGTTGCGGCTGGTGTAGTCCTGCGAGTTCTGTTCAATCACTGGCATACGTTGCCTCCTTATACATACAGTGCTCGCTTGTGCTGTCTTCGAGCGCCATGATCACCGGCGTCCACGACCCCCACGTCTGCCCGGGCAGCTTCGCCCAGCGAACGCACTGGGCGCAGAAGAAGTCCGGCTGCTCTGGATCACAGCGCGAGTAGTCGTAGGGTAGTGAGTTGGTCAGCGTCGGCATGTGCAGTTCCTCCCTTGGTTACATGTGCCGGTGCACGATGAGCGCGTCAGGGCGCGCACGATGTTCAGGAATCGCTGCCACATGTGGTGCTCCTTGCTCGGATGGCGGCCGCGATCTCATAGAGAATATCGTTCTCTTTTGTACCGCTCCAAGTGTCATCAAATGCTTCCATGACAATCGATCTACAAGCCTCACGTTCCTCCTTGATGGCCTCACGCATGATGCCGAGGTAGTGCTCGGCACAGGCTTTGCGCTCTTCCTCCCTCGCTCTGGCAATGGCTGCGCGACATCCTTCAGGTCGGCTGGTGGCGATGCGTTCGCGCTCGGCTGCTGCGACTATGGCTGCGAACTGTTCGATTGCTCCTTGTTGCGCGTCGTAGTAAGGCTGAAGCCCAGCCTTCTCCGCCATTGCAATGATGTCGTCGCGGGTCATTTCATACTCCTCCCAATCTCAGCAGCAGCGCGAACGATGGCACGGCGGGTGGCAATCGGCATAACTTGGTTAGCGTTGACGGGCACGTCTTCGCCAGGCCACTGCTCACCACACCCGCGCCAACCCACTTTCACATGGTCGCCCATGATCTTGATGGTCAGGTTCAGCTTCACCGCCAGCCGCAGCGCATCGCCGTCGTCGTCGAGCGGGTTCCAATGGTACTGCCGCCCATCTGCGTCGTAGACATTGGCGTAGCCATCCACATCGAAGCTGAGAAAGTCAATATGCTTGTAGCCTTCAGCCCTCGCAGCCAGCTCCAGCAGTTCTCGGTCGGTGCTCATTTGTCCATCTCCATCGCCAGCCAGATCACTGCCAGCAGCCCGGTGACTCCGATGGCTGCCATGAAGGCAGCGAAGATAAGGAAAGCTGTTCCGCAGGTCATGCGCCCCTCGCTTTCAGCATAGCGTCGGCAACCTCATACGCTTGCCGCGCAAGCTCCTCGTCATTGACTTGCCTCGGGCAGTTGGGGCTGGACAGTAGCGCCTGCATCGCCTTGGCCGCAAAGTAGTCGCGCAGGGTCATGCCGCCTTCTGTCTTTTGCGCCAAAGTAGCCGTTGGAAACGCCGGTCCGCCGTTATTGGTGTTGCTCATTTTGTTTCTCCAGTCGCTTTGGCGATGGCGGCGCGGGCAATGTCGCGCTGCTCTCTAAGCATCATCAGGTCGAACGTGGCGTGGCCGCCTTTGCTCTGTCCATCAGCTTGGTTCTCCATCCACAGCCATACACTTTCCAGCGCCTCCAGCAGATCCGGCGCAGCGGCGATTAAGCGGGCGTCATTGGTGGACGGCTCGTCTGTAAAACTGCAAATTGAAGTGCCATTTGAGGCAATTATTTCCCCGCAGTAGTCAAGCTCATAGTCATATCGCCACGGCCCCGGCGTGTGTTGTGTGTTTCTCATTTCGTTTCTCCAGTCGCTTTGGCGATGGCGCGCACCAGATAAATCAATGTGCAGTTGTCGCCATCGGCGAGGTGCTTGTTTTGCTCTACGGTCTTGATGCACGCCTCCAGCAGATCCGGCGCAGCGGCGATCAGGCGGGCGTTGGCGAGCTGACCATGCAGCGGGGTAATCATCATCTGAGCCACCGTGTAATTTGTTGATGACCCAACTTGTAGGCGTCCGTTGTTGTCAGACCATTGAAACCACGGCCCCGGCGTGTGTTGTGTGTTGCTCATTTCGTTTCTCCTATGCCGTGTGAGCGCTCAATGGCGCGGGCGAATTCAAGATGGCTATTCGGCAATCCATCGCCATCAATAGCAAGTGCGTCGATCTGCTCCTCCGTCAGCGGCTGCTGCGCTGGCTGCGGTGCGGTGTAGAGCGGCACGTTGCAGTAGCGGTCTTTCGTGAATGTGAGGCTGTCAACATAAACGCTTCCGTCCGTGTTGTAAGCCAAACGACACCATGCCGCCGGCTCATCCTGCCGCTCGGCCTGCAACCGCATTGCCAGATCGAACTCAGCCTGACTGAAATATTCGCTGCCGCACTTGTCGCAGATGCGCAGCACGACCAGATCGGCTTGGCCTTCCCCGCAGGCTTTGCAGGTTTCCGATATCGTGATTCCGATATTGGCCTCAAGGGCTTGGCGCAGGGCGGTGATGGCGTCATCGACAAAATCGGGCTGCACGCAACCTTCGCTGCGGTATTGAAATGCCTTGAGCGCTTCCAGCGCCTGCTTCATTGCTTCATGCGACAAGGTAATGGCGTTCATTCGAGTTCCTCATTTGGCGCTTTGACGGTGAAAGACCCGTCCTGATTGACATACATGACCGGCATTGCCTCGTAGTCACCCGCATAGAGCGGAATGCGAACGCCTCGAGCGACTGCCGGCTCGACCAGCATCTTCAACTGCCAGTCGCAGTCCTTCGAGTCATCCCACCAGATTTCGGCCATCGGCTTGTCGAGCTGCTGCTCAGCCTCAAGGGCTTGGCGCAGGATGAACATCGCTGTGGACAGTCTATCCTCGTCGCTTTCTCTGTACCGGCCTAAAACCTCCAGCGCCTGCTCGGCGGCTTCTCGTAATGTCACCATGTCGCTTCTCCAAGTTCTTCCAGCAGTTCCGCTGCAGTCGGTGCTTTCGGGCGGATACCCAGCCGGGCCAGCAGCTCGGCGTAGTCCTTGTCGGTGGTGGTCATGCTTGCTCCTCAATAGATCAACATTGCAAACGGGTTGCCCTTGGCGGCGTAGGCACTACGCTTGACCTTGAGCAGCGCTTTGTTGCGCTGGCGCCACTCGCGGCAGATGTCTGCTGCGGTCATGGGTGGGGGCTTCACCGCATTAGCCTGCCGGTGGGTACGCAACGCCCACTGTGCGCTACGGTGTTGCCCGGTGTATGGCCAGCTATTGATGAAGATGGCTTTCTCCTTGCGGAGCTTTTGGATAGCGGTTCGCACCGTGTGTACGTTGGTAGCTGTGTAGGCGGCTATGTCTTGGGCCGTAGCCGGACCCACCTCTTTGAGATGCTGCAGGATCTTGTCCCGGGTCATAGTCCGAATGGATTGTGTGCGTTGATGGTTTTCTTGGGGCGCCCTCTCGGGCGTAGCACTCCCCCGTAGGGGATGTGAGGGAGGTCAGTGATGACCTCCTGTGTGATGAACCGCTCATCACAAGCGGCGCAGTAGTGGCGGCGGTAGACGCTCTCCGGCTCGCAGCGCGTCTCCAACACCTTCATGCGACCATCACATTTTGGGCATAACATGGACGAGACACCATGCTAAGAACGATGCAATCACGAGCAGCATGGCTAGCACGCACAGGTAACCCAGTAGGGAGAACAAGTCACGAACGAACTTGATCACCGCCATGGGCAGCCTCCCGCAGTCGACGCACCACCTGCTCGTGGTAGCGAATCATGGATACATAGTAGTCCGCTTTGTTGCGGGCGTCCATCAGGGCGAACTCTGCCTCGCGCAGTTTCTGCGTGCACTCGTCCTGCACCGTAGGTTTCTTGAAGATTTTAAGGATGTCCATTTAGCTTGTCCTCCAGTTGGTATCGCGTGTTGATGATACGCATTATATCGTCAGTCAGTGTGTCTTTGTCCTCGACACACACTAGGTCTATCGCACTTACTACGATGGCCGTCAGCGCCTCGGACACCCGGTCGCCCAAGTCGTCGAGGGCCTTGGTGCTGCGCTCGTCGTCATCATCCGCAGCCTCGCATAGCAGGCGGTAGAGGCACATGACCATGCTGTCTGCCGTCATGACGATGTCGACCACGCCGCGCAGGTCGGCGCACTTGTAGATGGCACAAAGGTTGTCCACGCGGTCGTGCACGCCCTCGCGCCAGTCATCTATTTGCTTCCTTACGTTATCCATGGTGGGAACCTCAACAGGTTGAACTCTTCATCGACTTCCAGCCATAGTATGGCGTGGTCGTCGTCGAAATAGTGCACCTCGCCGGCCAGCTTGGCAACGTCGAGGATGGGCCGGAACCACTCGGGGTAGCCCTCGTCGGACCCCCCGAAAATGCTGCCTCCGGACGGGTCGATAGGCGTCAGCAGCCAGTGCCTCCCCTGTTGTGAGAATCGCCACACGTGGCATTCATTCATCTATGTCTCCGAAGTTGTAGGAGTCGAGGATCGTGTCGACTTTCTGCAGGAGGACGAGGCGCTCACCCTCCTCCTTGCGCAGCTCCTCGGCCTCGACGCCCATCATGGCGTCTTCGAGCTTGCGGCGGGCTGACTCCAGCGCAGGGTCATTGGTGACGTTGAGCTTGGTCAGCGCCTCGCACAGGTCGACCGCGTTGGTCACGGTGCTGGCCTTGAAGATCTTGCGGGTGCCGTCTTCGTTAAGGGTTAACCGATCCTTGAGCTGGGTCAGCACCTCATACAGGCGGGTCCACGATTCCTGCTGGGCAGAGGCGAGCTGCTGGGCCATGCGGTCCTCGTACTTTCGCACAAGGTCTTGCTGCACTTCATGCTCGATGTCGACGCGGAAGTCGTTAGCCAAAGGCACTGGAGTGTAATCAATAGTAAATGTAAACCGCTTAGCTATATGTTCTTTTGTGGGGTATTCATCCCTGTCGAACAATGCGCCCAACTTGAACGCAGCGGCGGCTACGAGCGTTTCATACTTAGCCAAGAAGGCATCAACCAGAAAGTCGAACTGCTGCCTGCACTTGTCCATCTCGGCTGTGTAGTCCATAAAACTCTTGGTTGGGAGAAGCCGCTGCCCGTTATCCGACCAAGGCAGAGTCATAGCGTAGTGTTTGTTACGCGCCCTAGCCTGAAACTTCGTAATGTCCTCAAGCTCTTTACAGTCCGCGAACAAGTTGCGATAGACAGACGCAGCGCGTGTGGACCCCGATCCTTTCGCAGCAACAACTTCTGCCTGCGTTCGTTTGTCTTGTTTGCGTCCAGAGTAGAGGCTGACGTTCATAGTGACTATCATTGCTGCGCGGGCGATACCTGCGGTGGTGTCAATAGATTGCATGATGATTCCTTTAGGATTGAACAGGCACGAGCGTGCCCCTATACCCACACTGGATGGGCATAAAGTCAGACTCGCTTAGATCGTGCAGCCTGCGTGCAGTTTGCGCTTAGCCTCTACGTAGGCTGCATGGGCATCTTCTGGGTATTGAAAGTACCCGATGTGGATCGCTTTACCGTTAAGACGGATGGTAGCTCTCCACTTGTCCCTAGCTTTATATACACCGATGTACGGACTGCTCTGCCTAGCCTTGCGATGGTTTTGGTTGTTTATCGCTTGTGGTACGTCACGTAGATTGGATATTCTATTGTCGTCTTTTATGCCGTTGATATGGTCTATTGTATATGTAGGCCATACTCCATACACATAAAACCAAGCTAGCCTATGCGCTGGGTAGGTTCTACCTAAGATATGGACTTGCTTATAACCCTTTGATGATGTCCAACCGGGCTCAGTGCCTACCTTTACGCACTGAGCGGCTTGCTTGAGCCACATAAACACACCCGTCTCCGGGTCGTAGCTCAAGTATTCGAGCAGGGTGGTAAGATCGAGTTCGCGCATGGCTGTCGTTCCTTTCAAACGAAGTTCTGTGAAGTGCCGGGTGGGCGTTGGCGCGTCCACCCGGTGCGAACTATTCTACAGCATAGTTACTTCTTGGACTCGTCAAACATCTTGGTCGACAGTCGGATGGTCTCGACCGTATCGTCAGCTACTACGTTAAGTTGCAACTTCTCGACCGTGCTGAACTGACGCAACACCATGCGGTACTGCATGTCGTAGCCGCAGTCGCCATTGCCCCTGCCCACGTGCTCCTCTCCGATGTACTCGGGAGTGCCGAGCGCGTCGATGATCGTCTCAAGCTGCTGCGCGGACAGCAGGACCTTGTAGCCTTGGATGTTGATAGTGAACTTCATGGTTACTCCTGTGACTTGACGACTACTGCGGGGTATAGAAGGATGGCTATGAAGTCCCCGCTGGCGGCCAATAGCTTTATTGCGTCCGGTGGTAGCTCTAAGTAGTCCGCAGCGTGGTCCCATGCGACCAATGCGATCAATGCGTCCCGAGTAGCGTCCCGAGTAGCGTACCAAGCAGCGGCACGAGTAGCGTCCCGAGCAGCGTCCCGAGCAGCGTCCCAAGCAGCGTCCCGAGTAGCGTCCCAAACAGCGGCACGAGTAGCGTCCCGAGCAGCGTCCCGAGCAGCGTCCCAAGCAGCGTCCCGAGTAGCGTCCCAAACAGCGGCACGAGTAGCGTCCCAAACAGCGGCACGAGTAGCGTCCCAAGCAGCGTACCATCTATCCCCATGTTCTCTTACTGAACGCAGTACCCAACTTATGCATTGTGCGTTGGGTAACTGTGATAATTCTGTATGCATCTATTATTCCTTGATGTAGTTGATAATGTCGGCCCAGCGGGCGGGCGGTACGCCGCGCTCGAACCATTTGTGGACTGCCTGCTGACTGATACCGAAGTGCTCAGCTAGAGCCGTGCTCGACCCCGCCTTGTAGAGTGCCTTGTGTAACGCCTGCTTGGTTGGCATGCGTATGAGTACGTAGTCAGTCATCAATCTCCTCAAACTGTATGTCATTAGCGTCACATGCGTTGATGAACGACTCCTCACTGCTGAGGTATTCGTACTCTTCCTGCAATCTATTGTATAGCTCTTTACACTGATCGCGCAACCATTCGTCGACGTGCTCATCCCATGGCTCGGCGTCTAACATCTCTACGCACAGCGTAGTCCAGTCATCATCTGGCATGTCAGCGAAGATGCCCGGCGGGTAGGTGATACCTGCGCAGTAGTCTATGTCGGCACAGTAGCTGTACCCGCCTCGCATGGCGATGCTCACCCTGGCCAGGGTAACGTACTCCTCGAAGTCCAGCACGAGCGGCAGGTACTTCTCGTCGTAGCCTTGGTCGCGCATCCATGTAGCCATGTTCAGTCGGCCCTCGAACGCAGCGTAGTCAGACTGGCAGTAGCTCAAGCTGAACGAGATGTCGTTTACCCACATGCCAACCTTGGCCATGTCTTTCTTGAAGTCCTCATACACGGTGTCCCACCACTCGTAGTGGAAGTCGTGCTCGACCCATTGCCGGTACTCGAGCTCGAAGCGATGCGGGTCAGTCTTTCGTAGTTCGTGAATGTCCATGATTGTTTCCTTGTCGATGCGGAGCGCATCCATATGCCCACCGTGATGGGCATAAAGCTGGACTCGTTAGTCAGTGATGTGCACTGTTACACCGTACGGCGCATGGATGCTGCGCTCGGTGATGGCCCACAGCACGGGTACATCGGACTGCCCGAACGAACCCACGAGCCCATCGGTGAACTGCACAATGGCAGCGGGCTTGTAGCCCTTGGAGCGCACGTAGTCGAACAGCACGGAGCCGTCGGTGCCACCGCCGCCCTTGACCTTGAGCTGTGTCACGGCGAACTGGCCATCCTCGAACACCTGCTCGCCCTGAACCTCCCAGTCCCAGTACACGACACGCACGCGCTCGGGGCGCACCTGCTCGACGATGGCTGCGAGCTCGGACGCGAAGCGCGTAATGACCGTACCTCCGATGGACCCGCTGGTGTCGATGCCTACGATGAGCTCGCCAATCGTGGTGCTCTCCATACTTGGGAGGTAGATGTCGTCGGCGAGGAAGCGTCGGTTAGGTCTAGCCCACGTAGACTCGTCACGGCCAGAGCACGTGGCCTGCACGAAGTCGCGCAGTTGCTCGCGCCAGTTGACCTGCGGCTTGAGCAGATCGCCGATGAGTGCGGAGCTGCCACCCTTGCCGGCGCCACGGGCACGGGCACGGGCGACCTGCTCGCCTTGGCGCAGCGCACGCTGTATCTCGTCGGCTTGCTTGGCCTGCTCGGCAGCAGACTGCTGGCCGGCGCCCTCGAAGTCGTGGTCGTCGAGACCGTCACCTTGGCCCTGACCTGACTCGTCGTCCGAGTCTTGCTCGTCCTTGAGGTGGTCATAGATCTGCTTGACCGACCAGCCACGGAACTGCGGCTCGGGTTGGATACCGACCTTGGGCATCTTGAGGAACCCCTCGCCGTTGTCGGTGTCGACGAGGGACAAGTTGACGAAGTGGTCGCAGGCAATGTTGGCAAGCTGCTTGTTCTCATCCCACAGGTTACGCCACACGTTGAGGTGCTGATAGGACTTGTGGATAGTCTCGTGCAGCACAACGAAGCGCAGCTCGGCGTCGTCGAGCGAGTCGACGAACTGGGTGCCGTAGCTGACGTCCCAGCCGTTGGTGCATGCCGTGGGTGTGGTGTCGTTGACCTCCACCTTGCCACACGCCAGCACGCCGCTGAAGGCGCAGAACACCTTGTGTCGCATGATGCTGATGTGGGCCTTCTTGACCCTGTCTTGTGCGTTCATAGTCCTAACTCCTGTTCAATCTCTTCACGTACTTCGTCTATCAATTTCTTGGCTACATCCTCGACCGTGCTCTCTACCAGCTTCTCTAGTTGCCACTCGGCTTGCGCCTTGATCTCCTTGATGATGAGGGTCTTGATCTTGGTACGCATGCCCGCCTTGATGTTGTCGATCTCATCCTTGACTAGCTCCTGCATGAAGGCACGCAGCTTGTCTTGGATCTCGGCGGTGATCCACTGCCCGATAGGGGATGCCTTCCCAGACACGGTGTTGACCTCCCACCTGCCCCACCTATCCTGTAACCCCAACGCATTCCACACAGCCTGCTGCTGGGCGTCGCTCAGGCGTGCAGTCAAGGTCTCAAGGGCCTGATCCGGGTTGAACTCATCGAGGGCTTTGGTGAACCCCTCTTGCAGCTTGGCCACGTGGTCAGCACGCAGCTTCTTGATGTCGATAGTCATAGTAGTTCCTTTAGTCGTTCATAGATATGCTGTGCGTCGATCTCGTTGAGGACGGTGAGCACCTCCTCATTCCAAGCGCACTGCTTGCCGGCTACGTACCACGCCTCGTGCTCATCCCAGTGCCGACCCACGTCGGCCACTGCATGGTTGGAGAGGATGGCGAACCAGCGCGGGGGCTGGGTCGGTTGGGTCATGTCAGCTCCTAGCCACGGCGTCGCCGACGCCAAGGGCGATCGCTATCTTGTGCAGCTTGGTCTCCAGCCGCACGATGGAGCGGCGCAGCTCTTGGTTCTGGTAGTGCAGCTCGGCAGTGTGCTGCTGCAGCTCGGCCAGCATGGCATGGGTGAGACTGTCGTCGGAGATGGGGGCGTCTTTGGGTTTGAAGATGTTGAGCATGGTGTTACTTCGTAGTGATGAGGGTGTTGTGGATAGTGGCGTCGTCGGCAACGGCTCGACCGAACGCACACGACAGGCGGGTGTAGACCGTGGCTGACCAGCGGGCTTGGCGCATGGTCGGGAAGTGCGACCACCTGCCCGTCATGGGGTCGATCACATCGACGCCATCGGAGCGCTGCACTAGCACGCAGGCAGCGTGCTTGCTGACTTTAGGGATGGGCTTCTTAGGCATCACCGAACTCCTTCTTCAGTTGTTCATACAGTTGGCGGCGGGCTTCTTTCTCACGGGCTGGCTTGTCGAGCCACTCGACAAAGGCGCTGAGCGCCTCGAAGTGCCGGTCGTATTGGGCTCCGCGCCATTCCTCCTCGTTGAGATCGTCGAGCGTGTCTAGGTACTCGTCCATCTTCCTGCGCAGTTCGTTGGTGTTCATGGTTACTCCTTACTTCTTCAGGGTGAATACGATGTCGAGCTTGGCGGTCATGGCCTGCAGGCATGTGACCTCGCACTCGGCAAAGTCGTTGGGTTCGTAGTTGCCGTAGTGGGCGAACGCCCAGCGGTTGCCGTCGCTGTCCTCCCAGTCGTCGCAAGCCCAGTCGAGCCAGCTCAACAGGTATGCCTCCTCGCCATCGTCGAGGCCTGTGTAGTCGCCGTTGATGAGCGCCGGCAGATAGTGGTCGGCGATAGTGTGGGTGTGGATCTCGAATTGCATGATTGACTCCTTGGTTAGAAATACTTGCCCAGCTTGGCTGCCTGCTGGGTGAACGCCCTGTTCTTGATAGCGAAGCGCACCTTGGTGGCGTTGGCTGCGATGGTGGAGATGAACAGCGCGACGGACTCGAAGCTGGTCCACCTGCCGACGTAGGTCATGACGGCGTCCATCGTGTCTTCCTTGACGCGGCCAGCGCACATGTAGGCCATCAGGAACGATGCACCTACACCCTCGGGCAGCTTGGCTGTCTCGGGGCTGCGGATGATGGACTCGAACGACGGGATGCTGTCGCCGAGCCGCACCATGGCGTCGAGGTCGCGGGCAGCGGACTCACCGATCGTGCCGGTCAGTGCAGGCAGCAGGGCCTCACCGAGCACGTCACGGGCAGCGATCAGGTGTGACGCCTTGGCCAGCGAGCGGGGGCTGGTGAACGCCTTGGTCTGACCACGCAGGGGGTTGAAGATGTAGCCGTTGTCGTGGTCGGCTTGGTCGTAGCGGTCGAAGCACTGCGGATACTGCTTGGCGAACGCCATCACCTCGGGCGCGACGTCGTTAGCTGCGGCCCAGACGAGCCACGAGTCGCAGTCGATGTTGGCATAGTCGAGCACAGTCATGCGGTTCATTGCGTGGCTTGGGATATTATCACCGACACCATCTGTTGCTAGGTTAGTAGTAGCGAATACGATCGAGCCCGGGGGCAGGGCCACATCGCCCAAGCGGCGCTCAAGAATCAGGGGGAGCATCAGGTTCATGATCGGACGCGCCGCTTTACCGAGTTCATCGAGCATGATGATGACAGGCCGAGTCTGCCCGGGGTAGATACCGAAGCGCGCGTTAGGTGCATAGTTGGTAACCATGCGATCGCGATCAACTACTGGCATTGCGCAATCACCAAGGTCGATGTTTGCCATGTCAATGTAGCATGGTAGGTAGTCAGGCATATGCGATGCGAGTGCGGACAGGATAGAACTTTTAGCCTGCCCGGGGCTACCTTGAAACAGGAAAGTTACATTGTGCCCGCAAGTCTTGACGAGGTTGACTGCTTGTTGAAAATTGATTTGCATGATGAGTCCTTAGTTTCTGAGTTTACCTTTTCGTATGTTGCATATATACGTATGGCCCACGCCGTATTCAGTTGCGATAACCTTTAGCGGGCGTGTGTCTAAGCGTATAGCTGCAACATCAGCATCGGTTAGTTTTGTGCTACGAGAGTTGTGGACCTGCTGCCTTTGCGTAGCCCATCGGCAGTTGTCAGGGCTATACCCACGGCTGTTGTCTATCCTGTCCAAAGACATACCAGGCGGGGGGTCGCCCATGTCTTCGTAGAAATTCTGGAACGTCATCCAGCGCTCGCAGATTGTTATGCCGCGCCCGCCGTACAGCGGATAGCGGTGGTTAGTTGGAACTAAACATCGCCCGCGCATGTGCAGCCATATGCCGTACACGCGGGTCTCACTTTTCCCGTGCGTCTTGACATGATCACGCAGTACTTCATCTCGGTAGCAACCGCACGAGACGGACTTGCCCGTAGTCAAATCCTTCCCGATCACTACCCGCTCAGTGCCGCAGTCGCATATACAGCGCCATCTGCTACCCCCCTCATATTGGGTAGCCACCCAGCGTCCATATCGCGTTCCGGTTCTATCAATGAAAGCGGGCATACAAAATCCTTAGTATTTTACAGAGAGACTGTAAGTATATCACCTACTGGGGATGCCCGCCGCCATTTAGATCTCCACCTTCACGTTCATGTCGCGGGTGTGCTCAGTGCGGAAGACAGTCCAGAACGCCTCCCACGTGGCGTATTGGTAGGTCGCACGCTCGACGAACGCAGGCCACTGGCCACGGTCGAACTTCACCTCACGGCGCCAGCTCGACATGTTGTAGACCTTGCGCTGTAGAGGTGTGCCGGCACGACGACGGTCCTCGGCACCCGACCACAGGATAGGCAGCAGCGAGCGGAACTCCTGCACGGTCTCGGAGTTGAGCCACTCCTTACGGGCAGCACGGTCGGACTCGTAGCGGTACAGGCACGCACCGTAGTTGTCGACCTCGCCCTCGGGGCTGATGGTCAGCCCCTCACAGAACGCAATGGTCTTGGACGGGGCGTCTGGGTGGGCGGCCATGAAATAGATCGCCTCGTTCTTGTAGCGGTTGACCGCGAGGGTCGTGAGCCAACCACGCCACGGCGTGAATCTGGTGAGGGCATGCGACATGGCCTGTCGCGTGGTTGGGTTCATGTGATAGCCGTTCGTGTAGAGCTGCACGGTGCCATCAGGGTAGGCGATCAGGATCTCGGTGCGGTGGAACAGCACCGCAAGGGCCTCACCTCGGCGCACCACGCGGAAGTGAGTCTTGCCACGGCGTGACGAGTCGGCAGGGGCATCGCCCTTGTAGGCGCCCTTCGTGTACTGGTGCCGCTCCAGATGACGGGACAGGAGGGCATGGGCGGTGGTGTCGGGGTTGTAGTTGACGAGCTTGAGCATGGTATGTGTGTGGTTAATAGCTGTCACATGACAGCACATAAGGCACGGGATACCCATGCCCTATAGGCTGACCTCTCTTGTCTGTTCTTGCCGAGAGGTATGGCGTGCAGTCATCGCGCCCCGCAGGTGGCACCTAGCTATGGTGCTGGCGGGTAAGGTCGGTCGCCCAGAGCGAACGCAATCTTGCACCTGCACTTACAACGTGCAGTCAACGTAGTAGATAACGGCTACCACGGGAGCCGCAGCTTACCGGCAGCGAGCCGGACATAGGCATGGCTAGCACCACCCGCACGTCTCACGACGCAAGGGGTTAGGTACTAACTGTAGCCAACGCTGGTTGATAAGTTGTAAAGAGCAAGGGAGTTTATAGTCTAACCACGCAACCTAGTTGCTACTGGCCAGACTTGTCGAGTGGCTTTCTCGACCCCATGTTCATTATTTTACCCCATAGTAGTTCCCATGTCAAGTAGTAGGCAATCGTAGTCGGGGTGTTTCCGATGACTAGACTATTAACTTGGGAGGTTAAGTAGAAGGGGTAAGCTATAAAGCATATAAACATAGGTGTAGGTTGTAGTGCTTAGAAGTAGGCGGATAACTATTAAACGGAAGGATTAGAAACCGGAACGGGTAGTATGGCTAGTAGTACGTAGTTAAGTCATAAAAGAGCTCGGATATAGTATATATACGGGCCGGAATAGGGCCTAAACTACGCTAGTTTTAATAGCTATGCTCTAGTTACAAACTTTAATAGTGCCGGGTTGTAGCCCGTGAGTGGAGGGAGTTAAGTATATAGGCTATGTAGGCTGCGTATATAACATGTAAAAAAGGCGAGCGGGGAAATAAGGGAAAGCCTGAAGGGGTGCGTACGCGCCTAAAAACCCACAAAAGGGCGAGCAAGCGAGGGCAAAAAGGCAGGCGCTCAGTTTAAGACCTGTTATATATGTAATCTATATAAAATATATATTATTATTCTTCTTCTTCTTCACGTTTCTCCCTCTGGGCGCCCCGTGCAGAGCTAGAAGTACCCGTATCACACTTAATTAGTTTTTTATTAGTACGTGTGATAGGGTACGTACTTATAGGGGCACTTACTCTACGCGGTGTATCTGGGTGATGATCCCGTCCACCGTAGCTCCGCCGACTTTGACCGGGACCCTAACTCGCTTGACCGCGAACCGCATCCCGAGCTTCCTCTGCCGGTTAGCGATGCTGGACACCGCCCGTTGCGCCTCTGCCCCGTCGCGGTACTCTACGTACTCCCCAACCGATAGGTCCTCATATGCATACTTAACACGACGTAACGACCTGCGATCTACCTTGACCGGCTCCCCCGTCTCGTCATTGCGGGTCACGCCCACACGCATGACATGCACATACTTGCGCCCTGCGCTGTCCACGCCGACCCGAGTCCTGAACTGCTTACCGGTGTTATACCCGTAGATGTGCGCTCGCTGACAGATCAACGCTGCTGGCCCGTAGTCCTCCTCGTAGACCATGAGCGACCCGCCTGACCCGATATCCTTGAACGGCCACTGCTTGCGGGCGCGCACACTCGTATCTTCTTGGCGGGGGGTAGCTACGGGCGCAGAGGCCCGTTTTGCGACCGCTGCGGGGCGCGCAGACGGGTCGTAGGGGGTTAGGACTACATCAGGCAGCGCGATGCGCTGCGGCTGTGCAGGGGCCGATGCAGGGACCCTGATAGGGGTGTCGTCCTCGTCGGTCCACACGTCCATGATCTCGTCGATGCTCTTAGGGCTAGCCACAGGCTTGAAGTTGCCGGGAAACTGGGTACTCATAATAGGCTCCATCGCCCCACCGCAGGGCGTAACATAAGTATACCCTAATAGTTAGAAGTTAACTAGCGGCACTAACTAGCCTCACCCGCCCTCCCGCGCCGGTAGGCACTATCTCCCCCTGCGCCAGCCCCTGCCGGGTAGGCCCTAAC